TGTGTTTGCAACCTCCGTCATATCAGATTGTCTTTTCATTTGGTCTTGGAAAGTGTTGTAAGTAGAAATGATTTCTAAGAAGTGTTTTTTAACTTCGTTTGATAGTTTTCTATCTTCCAAATTTTCAGCCAAGCTGAACTTACCATTAACTATCTTTACTTCTTTCAAGTTAGTTTTACGGATATCATTGTATGCTTTAGCTACAGTAGTTCCTTTATTACCATCAACTTTTAAGGTTATCTTATTGTTGTGTACGAAATCGTATATATCAAAGTTTTTTGCCATTATTATGCTATTTCAGTTATTATTTCTCTCATTAAATCCTGTGCTTTGCAGTACTCACCACAAACATCAGTTCCTATTTGTTGTAAACCTCTATTAACAGATTCGTTTACAGGCACCATAAATGCACCATGTGTAGATGGGTTAGATACAAAATCCCAACCAATTAATTCAAAGTCATCCTGAACCTTTACTTTACCCTCACCAATATTAGTTACCGAACCCATACCTCTTGATGAGATACCTAATAGGATTCCAGCTTTTAATAATTCTTTTAAGATGTTACCAGATGGAGTTGGTAGAATTTCTACTGTCCCACAAAGGTCATCACCTTCCCAATGGATTTCTCTTACGTTATGAGATACGTTCTTTAAATTAATTACAGTAGAATCTGGATGGTCTAATTCACCTAATGCTCTACGTTCTTTAATTAGTATTTCGTATTTCTTAGCTTCTCTCATTAAGATTTCTTTAGGATATACTCTACCATTTTGGTTTTCAGCAGATGCTCTTTGTAGAACTCCCTTTACTAAGGTTCTTCCTCCTTCATCTTCATTTACCTTACCTTCGAATAGGTTTGTTTCTATTAAGAGTGATTTCATTTTATATTCTTATTTTTTAGATTCCATTTTGCTTCTAATCTTATTAGCAATAGTACCTAATTGAGTTTTATCAATACCTAAACTATCAACTACTTGTGCTACTAATTGTAATTTTTGAGTAGGATTTAATTTAGCATCTTTAATTTTATCAATAGCTTGAGATAATTTCATTTTAATTGTCGATGGAATTGTAGCGGTTGGTAATTCAGTAGATATAGATTCTACTTTATATTCCTCTCCACCAACTTCAAACTCATCATCGCCAGCTTCTTTTGCTTTAGAAACAGCTGCTCCAAAAGCATTACCTTCATTCTTTTCACCTTTACCATTCCAAGCAGAATCAATTTTATTAAAGAAAGCTTTCTTTTCTTCATCTGACATTGCATTAATATCTTTACCTGCTTTATCTAAAGCTTTTTGAAAGAATGCCTGATATTCAGATTCTTCTGTCATTACTTCCTTAACTAATTCTTTTAGTCTTTGTCTAGTGATGTTCATATTATAATGTTCTTATTTTTTCTGAAAGATTCATTAACCTTTCTTTTATCTTATGTAAACTTTTATTTGTTCTTTTATAGTAATCTCCTCTTTTAACTCCATTCTCATTCTTTATCTTAGAATACCAGTTAACAAATTTCTCTACCTCACCTAATTGTTGTTTGATAGATGTTATACCCTTACTCATTTTGGATTTAGGAGAACCATCTTCATTTTTAATTGCTAACCAACGATTTTCATTTAAACTAGCCTCATCAGCATCCTTTGCTAATATCATACCACTCTTATCTGCTATTTCACCAGAATCACTGCAATCAGTTGCAGTTGGTTTTATTTCTAATGGTTTTTTAGAATTAGCAGGAACATCGTTCTTCAACCAATCCTTTTCTTCACCAACAATTGTACCCCCAGATAATTTAGCTAATTTAGCATTTTTACCAGCAACTTCGGATGGTTTTGAAAATGGTGCACCAGCACTACTTGTTATTCCTTCCTCTAAATCATCAACAACCTCACCACCAGTTACGTTAGCTAATCTTTTGTTTTTCTTTGCAGTGGAACCAGGTTTAGAAAATGCGTTTGGCGTATCATATCCAGCGACTGCACCAGTTCCAGTCATTTCCTCCAATTCCTTTTCGGATTGGATTTCTTTAACTATTGTTCTGATTATTTCTTTTAATCTAGCTTCCATTATTTTAATTTAGATTTTAATTCTTTTATTAACTCATAAGAAAGCATGATAGATGAAACTTGCCCATCGGTTATACTTTTACCCATTTTCATTTTTTCTAAAACAGAAATAGTTTCGGATAACTTAATAGTAGTAACTTTGTCTTGAATTTTTAATTTGATAGATTTTAGTTCAGATACAATATTTGGTAATTCTACCGAAAGGTAATCTTTAAATTTAGATGTATTTGAAATATTGTTTATGTATTCTTTTAACAAATTCTTTTGCTTTGAATCTAAATTTGTATATTTTTTATTGAATGTTTCAACAAGAATCTTATAGGTTAATAATCTTAGGTCTTTATCTTGTTGCTTATAGGATTCGATTAATTTAGTATCTTCTATTTTGTTAGTTTTAGTAGATGGTCTAGCTATAATGTTCTCAATAAGAGTTACTTTAGAATTGAATATATCTTTAATATCGTAGTTTTCGGACTTCTTAGATTCAAATACTTTATATATTGAAGCTAATACTTTATAGTTAGTTATAGGAGAAGATAGAAATTGTTCTAATTCAAATTTCTCATTAATTTTCTTAATAAGATTATACTTTTCTTTTACAAGTTTACCTTCGTTTAATTTAGAATGTGCTTGTGATACAGTATCTACAAACATTTCAGCTTTACTTTCAGAATTATATTTTTCTTTTAATAGTAAATCATAAAGACGTAATTCTTTATTTAATTCAGTACCAGAAGCAAAAAATTCTTTTACAATATTTTTTGCATTTTCTGTCTTATCACCATTAAGTACTTCTAATGTTATCTGTCTTACTAAAAGCTCAAATAACACTCCAGTATTCTTAACCTTAGAATGTTTTATTTTTTTCATTTATTTCCCTATATTTAACCTAATGTCTATAAACTAACACATATAAATATAAACTTTTTAATGTTTATTAAAATTTGGTGTCATCTAACAGGTTATTTTCATCTAAAAGGTCAGATTTTTCCGTTTTTTCACTTAAAATCTTCTTTTTTGCTGAAATTCCGTTAATATATTCACGTGCCAATTTTTTACTTGATTCGATTGAACGAGTTTCTCTTTTACGTTCTTTCTCATTTTCTTTATTTCCCAATGGGTCTCTACCATATGGATGTTTATCTTTACCATAAGTATTACCTTCTCTTGGTCTACCACCTTTATTATCAACAATCTCCTGCTTCATTTTTTCAATCTCCTCCTCTACATTTTGTTGTTCAGGTGGATTTGCTGGGTCTTGTCCTTGCTGTTCAATTGAATTGTATCTGAAACGGTCTTTAAGGTCTAATATCATCTTAGCTCTTTCAGTATCCATCTCATCCTCACTTATACCAAATATATTATGATATACCCAATCAGTAGATAACATATTCATTCCTTTGATATCCGTTGCTAATCTCACTTTCTCACTCCATAAGTTTACTTTCTCTTGCTCATATATTGTAGATGAATTAGTTAAAGTAAGTTGGAAGTTTGTCATTTCTGCATCATCAATACCTTGTCCAGCTAAGTGAACAATTGCTATTTTATATAATTCACTAACGATTGTTCTTTGAATTCTTTCGATAGTTCTAGCAAAACGAACATCTTCTGCAGCTAATGTAGCCTTACCATTAACATTCTCATCATAAGATAAGTAAGCCTTTGGAACTTTTAATGCTGCAAATAATTTAGCTTTTAAATAATCAATATCTTCAACTGCTGCATAATCTAAACCAGCTAAGTTTTCAATTGATGTACCACTATCTCCACCTCTAACAGGTAAGAAAAAGTCTTCAGTAAGATTCTGAATATTATATTTTAAGTTGTAGTCACCACTATTTTTATCAACAAACGGAGTTTTCTTCATTTTGTTGATAATTTTTTGCATATAGTTATCAACCTCTTGTGGATTAATATTACCAATATCAATTTTGAACACTCTTTTTTCAGGAGCTCTCATAATACGATGGATTAACATCGCATCTTCCATAAGTGATAATTGCTTCCAAACTCTACGACCATTTTCAATCATAGCTTTACCATATGGAAGAAAGTTTGTATCTGAAAGTAAACGGAAGTGAGCCATTTCATAGTTCTCATATTCCTTCTTACCAAATCTATCTAATTCAACTTTAAACTTAACATAGTTTTGATTAGCTGGGTCAGTACCCTCTAATCTTTCAGTATTATATACTGAATATGGAGTTACATTTATAATACCTTTACCTTCTGCTATTTCTAATGCTAAAAAGAAATCACCATATTTTACCAAGTTTCTTACCCAAGGCCATAAATTGAATTCTATATTAACTACATCATAAAATAAGTTATGAAGTATTGCACTTACATTCTCATTTGATGATTTAATTTGTAATACATCACCATATTCATTTTTTGTAGTAGATTCATCAGCGTATATATCCAATGCTGATGCTATAATTGGGTCATTATCCATAGCATCATAATCTCTAAAAAGTTCTCTACGAACTTGATGATATGCCATTGATTGTGCACCCTGATTAGTCTCATAATAAGACCTTTGTAACTTTGTATATCTATCTCTAAGATTTACGAAGTTTGTATTCATTTGGCGGTCATCAGTATCAACAACCTTACGTTTACCATCTTTATCAACAGTTACGATAGCTTGGGTTGAGAATAACTTCTTTAACCTACCAAAAAAACTTCTATCATCTAATTCTTGTTCTGCCATAATTTATTATTAATTTCTACAAAATCCTATTTTGACATTATATAACATAAATATCGTAAAATATCAAAACACTACAACCATTCGGATAAATCTTCAAATCCATCGCCAACTCTCATTTTCCAAGGGTTATCATCCATAGTATTTCCACCACCATAAATACCATTATAAGTATTTGATGTAATACCACCTACCGCACTTTTAGTCAAATCAATACCTTCTTGTCTTAATCTCAATGCGGTATCCCTAACCCACAATCCAATTGAAAATGCCATTACCAAGTCATCATTATAACCCTTCATAGCTTCAGCTCTACCATTCATATAGATAAATGTAAATAACTCATCTATTAAACGAGAAGAACGAACTATAACTGATTTCTCTCTGAAGTAATCCGTTAATTTAGATATAATCAAAGGTCTAGTCTTGGAAGTAGTTGAAAATCCTGCTACCAATCCTCTTTCCTCCGCTCTATATCTATTTGTCATTTGATTTTCAGTATCAATATATTTTAAATCCTTACTCATATAGAATAAGTTTTTATAATCTCTATCAATTACTTGTTGGATTGTAGCCCATCCAATATTTGCATTCTCTATTACAAGTAAAGCATCGTTATATTCAGTTGAAAGTGCAACTAAAAAGTTTCCAAAATCTTTTGTATCTACTTTACCCTTATATTCAGCTACTTGAGTTGAGTTTACAATATCAATTACGTGACACGTAGAATAATCGGCCCCATCACCTCTTGCCACATCGGCAATTACCATATATGATTTAGAATAATCAGGATGTTCCCATTTCCAAAGATTTCCATCAAATCCACCTTTCTCAATTGGGTCCTGAATATATGTTTCTTTATAGAACATTAGAGTTTCAGGTTCAATTACAGTTTCACCAGAACTTACAAAATCACAATCACACTCTTGAGCTGCTTTCTTTATTCCTAATAATTCTTCTTGCTGGTCTCTCCATTTTTGGTCTCTTTCAGGATGTACTGTCCAATGTAATCTGATTGTATTAAATGGGTTTCTACTTTCCTCAGCTCCCAACCAAGTTTGGTGAAACCAATTACCAACACCATTTGGAGTAGATAATGCAATACAAGCTCCACCCGTTGAAAGTGTTGATTGAGCTGCCACCCAAATTTCATCAATATCATCAATGAAGGCGGCCTCATCGAATATAAGAAGTGATAATGCTTCAGAACGTCCTGCATCAGGAGAAGAAGCAATAGCCTTAATTTGAGAACCATTATTTAAACGAAGGGAAAGTTTGTTATCTTCCATAGACCCGTTCTTAAGCCAACTAGGAAGTAATTCATGCATCACTCTTACCTTTGTTACTAAGTTCTTTGCCACATCTTGCTTTGTTGCAATAACCAATACGTTAAAATCGGAATTGAATATCATTTTCCAAAGTGCATATCCAGCCGATAGGGTTGAAATACCAGTTTGACGTGATTTTAGAACTATATTAAATCTGTTACTTGCGAATTGTGTTAGAGTCTTTTCCTGAAATGGAAATAGGTGAAATGGTATCTTACCTCTCACGGGATGCTGAATCATACAATACTTCTTCATAAAGTGTATTGGGTCAGTAGCACACTTTTTGTATTCTTCTGCAATAATCTCTTTTAGAGATTTTTTTTGTGTTATACCAGTACTCATACTAATCGTTAAGTGGTCTTACTAAATCGTAATTTTTATCTTTTAATTTATCGTAAGCCTCATTTCTTAGTTTTGTAGCCTGCTCAATCTCACCTTCAAATTTAACAATCTCCAAAAGGATTTCTGCTTTAAGTTCTTCAACATCTCTCTCCATACTCCAAGTTTCAATCTTGCCATCTTCTTGAACTACTTCATATGTTTGTTTAGCATCGTTGTATGCTTGTTTAAATTGAGCCACTACATCGTTACCATATGCAATCATATTAGAAAATATTTTATAATCTTCATAGGCTTCCCACAATCCATCATATTTTATTTCAGCTTCTCTTAATGTAAGACAATGTAAACAATATCCAGTTTTAGATATTAACTTTTTATCAACTCTACCTATTTTGATTGTTTTACACTTATCCGATTTACAAGTGTTTAACTTATCTAAGTAAGCTCTTGTTTCGGCCATTATATCACCCAATTCTGATGTTTGTACTTTACCTGCTTCTAATTGCTCCCAAGACTTACCATCTTCATCAGTCCATTTTTCACCAACTTTACGTTTTATAATTTCTTTATCTGCTCCAGAAAATGAAATAAATGATTCTTTTTCATATTCAGCACCATGCATTACCATATCTACCAACTTTCTACGCGTTGGGTGCATAAACTTTTTATTGAATTCCTTTGCCATATTACTTACGATATATTTGTATATATAAGTATATCAAAATTCAGAAAACGATTATTTATCGAAAAATATTCCTAAAATTTGATTTAGGGGTGCGAATGCACCTGTTAATTTGTAAGTGTTACCACCATAGACAAATACAATACCTTCATTTGGTACAATTTTTTCAAATCCACCAAGTGCATTTAAGCGAGATAATTCTAATTTTAATTTTTCAATTTTCTTAGGGTCTCCACTTGCTTTTACTTGAGATATAGTTGATTGTAAACGAGCTACCATTTGTCTTTTAGCACTATCAGGGTTTGCTGTAAGAACCGAGTCCATAAAAGATAATACATCCGCACCAACTCCTAGAAATATCTCCTCAAATCTCATTAGGTTTTGCTTTCCTATTTTTTGTTGGTCCTGCTTATCAGTTTGGTCAGCCCAAGCTCTTATCTTGTCATCAGTTATTGTTGCTATACGGAAACTCTTGTCACCAAAAGCCCATCTCTTAACTAATCCTATTTTTTGTTGATAATCTAATTTTTTAGCTTTCTTTTCTACAAAGTCAGTCCACCAAGCTTGGTGATAATCGGCAACACCATCCGAATCATGTAATCCAAATTCAGATTGTAATTTAGAAATCATTCCTAAATACTTTCCTTGTAATTTAGAAAGATGTTCTGATTTTGGAAGTTTATTAATTGGAGGGCCCTGTATTGTGTACTTAGATTGAACATGTGCATTTACTTGCTTAATCATTCCACCCAATATAGATGCCGCTTGTTGGTTCTCACCTACAATAGTACCATCCATAT